AGCAGGGGTAAAAAAGCCTGTAGCATCAGAAGAACATATAAACAAAAACCCAACATTATTAGAAGCGGTGGCTGATGAAAACGTTATGTATGCTGGTTACAAATATTTTACACAACCAGATTTTGAAGATGATAAAGAATATGATTCTGATGATTACGATTTTGAAGCTTATGGTGAAAATGCGGCTGAATTATATAAAGCAAAAAGTGCGGCTGAGGTTAATTATATAGCGGCTAGGTTAGAACAAGATGTATATAATAAGAAAAAGATTGAGGAAGAAGGTTTACTTGGTACTTTAAGTTTAATGGCTTCATCAATGGCTGATCCTACACTATTCATTCCAATTGCTGGTGCTAGTTACAAAGCATCTAAAATTGCTAGGTTCGGTGCTGGTGTTGCGGTTGGAGCTACTGCTGGTGTTGCTACTGAGATACCACGAGAAATAATATTACATGCTAATCAACCAGCCAGAACTTCGGAAGAAACACTTTTCGCTATTGGAGCGGTAGGTATGTTAAGTGGTGCTATCAGTGGAACTATGGGGGCGTTATCTAAAACAAAATATTCTGATATTTACACTGATGACGAAATAGGAGCATTGTTCAAAAATGTTGATGATGATACTGCTGTAAAAATCAAAGAATTTAGTGATGAAGGTTTATCGAACAAACAGATTATTGATAAATTAGATGACGGTGTTGTTAGAAAAACTCAAACAGATTTAGTTGCTAGAAACTTATTAGAAGGTGCTGAGTATGATCCTAGGGTTGCTGACAACTTTAATGTTGCTGATACGTCTAGTGATATGTTCAAAGTAACTAACGTATCTGAACAACCAACTATCGACAACGATGATATGTATAGTTTTGTTCTTGATATGTTTGACAAAATGGATGTTCATTTTAATGATGGTCGTGGAATGCGAGATATATTAAGTGAACAAGTAGACCATATCGTTAATCGTTCTATAGCTGAAGATGTTGGTTTAGATAAAATGACTTTAACATTAGATGAAAGTGTTGGACGAGTAATTGATGACTTTATACCTAATGCTACTTCTGAAGCTAAACAACAAGTAAAAGAATTCTTAACAGAAACATCACAATTGGCTACTGACAAAATAGCGAAACATGGTGATGAATCGCCAACTAAAATGATCACAGAATCATTAGATGAAGTTGTTCGTAAAATGCAAGGTGGTGGTGCTGATGGTAATGTACCTAATGCTCCTTTTGATTTCGAAAACTTAACACCAGAAGAACTTACCAAATATGATTTAAAAGGTGCTGACTGGCTTAAATGGTTAGGTAATGGTATAGGTGTAGATATAGCAACATCAAAGTTTTTTACGGCTAAAAAAGTCTTACATGGCTTACAAATTGATGGTTGGATACGTAAAGCTGTTCGTGGTAAACGTATGAATACTGATACGAGTATCAAAATCAGAGAAGCTAATATGATCAAAGTATTCAATGATAACAACGTTCTTTATAAAAAATATAAAGATAGAATGAAAAGTATAGGTGAAGAAGCAGTAACACCACAACAATTCAGGTATGAAATATCATCATCCCTTAGACGCGGTGATGTTCATGCGATAAACGAAGTTGCGGCTGGGGCTAAATCAGCAAGAAAATATATTGATAATATTTTACAAGATGCGATTGACGTGGGGATATTTACCAAGAACGTTAAAGTGAAACACGCTTTATCATATTTACCAAGAATGTATGATGTTGATAAAGTAATAGCTGGTAAAGACGATTTCATTGAAATGTTAAAGCAGTCGTTTGATCAAACACTGACAGTTGAAGTTAGAGAAATGGCGGCTGAACAAGTTTACAGAAATGTTAAAGGTGGACTTAAAAGTATCTTTGAAAGTGTTGATGTTGCTAAACCAACTAAAGAAAGAGCGTTGGAAGTTTCAGACGAATTCTTAGAACGATTTCTTAAAAATGATTATGAAGAATTATTGGGTAACTATACTAACAATTTAGCTCCAAGTATCGAATTGATAAAAACTATCGGTGATGATACTGGTGAAATATTATTCAAAACAATTGATGATGAAATGGCTTGGTTGCGTAGTAAAGCTAAAACTACTAAAGAAGCTGTGGCTATAGATGCTGGTGGTGAAAAAGCTAAACGCGATTTAGCTTCAGTTATCAACAGACTAAGAAAAACTACAGACAATGGTTTAGAATCAGATAGTATCAGCTTCAAAGTTTATAAGACTTTAAAGGTATGGAATAATTCATCAGCTTTAGGCGGTGTAACTGTATCTTCTTTACCAGATGGCGGTAGATTACTGTTGAATAATAATATGAGTAGAGTAGTCAAAACTATATTCAATCCTAAAAATTATACTGGTTTAAGTAAAATGGATAGAGTAGAAAAGAGTAGATATGTGGCGGCTATAGATTTACATAATGGTAGAACAGCTAAAATGTTGGCTGATGCTGACTATGGTGAATTAGCGAGTAACAGCAAATACTTAGACGGTTTGAATAAATTTGAAACAGCATTCTTTAAACTTACTGGTTTACCGAACTGGAATGCGTTTATCAAGACCACTTCTGCTGTAATGTTACAAGGCAGAATACATGATGCTTCTGTGATATTAAAAAAAGGCGGTAAGTTAGATAGTGCTGAACTGAAACGTTTATATACTACTGGTTTAGATGACGAAACTATTATTAAAATAGGTAAAGCTATTGATGAAAATCCTGAAAATATACAAGGTGATGTTATTTTTGCTGATACTGGTAAGTGGGCTGATAAACAATTGGTGGATGATTTCCATGCTGTATTAGTAAACGAAGCTGACAATTTAGTAATCACTCCTAATTCTGCTGATTTACCTGAATATATGGACAAGTGGTATGCTAGTATGTTACTACAATTCAAGTCTTTTATATTTCTAGCTCAAAATAAAATAATGGCTCAAGGTTTACAACGTGCGGTCTACGAATCAGAGAGTAGGATTTTACTAGGAACTTCAACTTTAACCACGTATTCATTAGCCGCACTTTCAACTCAACTGAAACATATGATAAAAGGTGAAGATTTAGAAGATGATTATACACAATTAGCTTTTGATGCTCATGCGGTAAGTGGTGTAGGTGGTTGGATAACTGAACTAGATAATATAGCTGATCAATACACAAATCATCAAATAAGTTCTAGTGCGGCTCTAGGTTTAGAAGGATCTGGTTATTATAGTAGCCGTGGTAAAGCCGCGCTGTATGGTCCAACTTTCGATAAACTTACTAAAATATCTAAAGCATCACAAGATTTGGCGGACGGTGATGCGATGTGGGATGTTATGGTCAGGAATTCTACAATGCTTCCTTTCCAAAATCACGTTGCTATTAAGTCAGGATTAACTATATATAACAATTAAAAGGAATTATAAATGAGAGACATATTAAACAACGAAAACGAAGATAAAGCACAACGTAAACGTGATCAACAAAAAAACCACAACACGACATATCAGAAAAAGTTGAAGGATTTAAAAACTTTTGTGAATGAAGAAACTAAAAAAGAGATTTGTCCTGTCGATACAAAATGGAATAAAGACCTTCAGAAAACAGAAAAAGTTCATCGTACAAAAGATGAAGTTTATTTAAACAAAGTCAATAATCAGTACAATAAATTGTTATCCAGAGTGACTAAAGAAGTTGCTTACTACTTAAAAACTGATGTTAATGATAGAAGTGATGAAGCACTAAACAGAAACAAAAAAGTTTTATCAAGCATCAAAGATTTAGTTCAAGTTGTTAAAAATATTAAAGAATTGAAGACTACTCTGAGTGATGATCAACGACTTAAAGTTGCTCCTAGCATTCAAGCTGAAGGTGTTATCGCACTACAGCAAGCAAAGGAAGCGTTAGTACTAGCTGGTTTTGATTCTAAGAGACAGAATAGTTTATATCGCTTGTAGTATATTAGCCATAAAAAGACATCAATAAAAACAACACATTGTTAGGTTGATAAATACATGTAAAAAGGAATTTTACATGGATAAAGATGAATTATCATTCGCACTATTTTTTCAAGTGTGGGCTAACATCAAGGGTTGGAATGTACCAGATATTCACTATCAAGTTATAGAATTTCTTGACGATTCTGATAATTGGAACAATAGAAGCGCAGTATTACAAGTATTTCGTTCGGCAGGTAAATCTACAATTTTAGGATTGTTCATTGTATATTTATTAGTAAAGAATCCAGCACTCAGAATATTAGTATTATCAGCCGATTCCAAGACAGCTAAAAAAATAGTTGCGGATGCTCAAAGTATTATTTCTCAACATCCATTAGCCAGACATTTACTTAATCGAAGTGGCGTATGGCGAAGCGATTGTTTTAATGTTTTAGGTGCTACTGATGCTCGTAACTTTAGTTTAGAAGCGTCTGGTATCACGTCAAACGTGACAGGTGCTAGAACAGACTTTATTATTCATGATGATGTTGAGGTTCCGAAAAATTGTGAAACAGAAGGTAAGCGTGATTCACTAAGATCGCGTATAGCAGAAGCATCTAACTTACTTATAGCAAAAACTGGTAAACGATTGTTCGTCGGTACACCTCACGCATTCGATAGTATATATCCAGAGTTTATAGACGTTGGGTGTTCATCATTACGTATACCGTTATTAGTTAATCCTCAAGGTGAATTCTTAGAGATGACGGGTGATTGTGCGTGGGCTGAACAATTCCCACCAGAAGAAGTAATCAATCGTCAAATACAAGGCAAAACCAAAGGTAATTTCTACTCACAATATCTACTAATTCCAGCTTCGGTTGATGATGGTGTACTTGACCCAGCAAAATGTATTGAATACACAGAAGAAATACAATTTGGTTTTGCTAATAATTCTGGGTGGTCTAAAATTGGTGATAAGCAGATAGTAAGTGTTAGCGCATTTTGGGATGTATCACCGTCAAAATCACAAGGTGATGATAGTGTGGTAGCCATAGTATTCTTTAGTGCTGACGGTCATATATACATTCATCGAACGGTGGATATGCACGGTGATATACGCGAACAATGTAAACAATGTGCTGACTTATTACAGCAATTTAATGTTCCCATGATTGTAGTGGAAACAAATGGGGTAGGTGCGTTTGTACCTGAATTCTTGATGCAACATACAGCGGCAATGGGTATCGGTGTTGAAGGTCGTCACACTAGTCAGCACAAAGGAGAGAAGATATTAGAGAACTTTGAAGTTCCTTTGTCAGCTCAAATATTACATATCAGTTCACAAGTTGCCTCATCTAAATTTTTACAACAAATGAGAGACTTTAGACCCAATTTCTTTAATGTTAAAAATCACGATGATTATATTGATGCTAGTGCTTCAGCTATCAAAAACGAACCAATAAGAATCTCTTCTATCTCGTTTGAAAGTGATTATGATGTTGAGTTGAATTGGTCAGAAGGTGGTTCAAGTAATACATACGAAGCTGAATATGTAGTTTTATAAATATAGTAAAAAGGAATTTACATGTCAGTATCAGTAACATCACCACAAGTAACATACGTAGGAAACGGTATAACAACTGAATATCCTTTTAGCTTTACTATATTAAAAGCTACTGACTTACGCGTGTTTGTCGAAGATGTGTTGCAAACACTTGATACACATTACACGTTAGATAATAACTTTACTACCGTTACGTTTGTTACAGCTCCATTGAATTTGGACGATATTGTTATAGAACGTAATACTCAAATAGAAAGAACTACTGATTACATAGAAGGTGGTGGTCTTAGTAGTGATACTTTAGATAATGATTTTGATCGTATCGTCATGATGGTTCAAGAACAAGAAATTTTGGGAACTGGTGGTAATTCTGGTACAGGTATTTCTACTGATGCTGGCGGTAATAATATAATTAATGTGGCTGATCCAGTTAACTTACAAGATGCGGCTACAAAAAATTATGTTGATACGGCTACACCTGAAATAAATTGGCAATCAGATTCTTATAATATCGACACACACCAAGGTTGGAAGTTAGACCCAGCTACTGGTTCTGCTATATTTCATTCTTTAAGTGTTAGAAATAATACTGGTCAAGTTGTTTTCGACGTTGGTGGATTAGATTGGGGATATGTAAATAATAAACCATCAAATTTAGTTGAAACTTATTATCAAAGTATTGCACCAGTATCAGCTTTCACAGGTGATTATTGGATAGATACTGATGATAATAAGACGTATCGTTACGACGGTGCATCATGGGTAATAGTTCAAGATAGTGATATAGCTCAAGCACTGTTAGACGCTGGTACAGCTCAAGCGACGGCTGATGGTAAAGTCGTTACATACGCTCAAACTACGGCTCCTACGGCTGATGGTGTTGGTGATTTATGGATTGATACAAATGATGGAAATCGTATATACAGATGGAATGGTAGTTCATGGATTGATTATCGTGATACTACAATTGCTACCGCACAGGCTCAAGCTAACACGGCTATAACTAATGCGGCTAATGCACAAAGTGATGCTACTCAAGCTCAAGCTGATGCGGCTACAGCTCAATCGACTGCTGATGGTAAGGTTGTTACATTCTATCAAAACGAACCACCTACGGCTGATGGTGTTGGTGATTTATGGATTGATACAAATGACGGTAACAAACTTTATAGATGGGATACAACAACATGGGTAGCTGTTCAAGATACTGATATATCAACAGCAATATCAAATGCAGGTACAGCTCAAGCTACAGCCGATGGAAAGATAGTTTCGTATTATCAGGATGATGCTCCTACGATAGGATTAACTGAAGGTGATTTATGGGTAGATACTAATGATAGTAACAAACTATATCGTTATAACAACATAACATGGGTTACCGCTCAAGATGAAAGTATTGCTACGGCTCAAGCTCAAGCTATAACAGCAACAAACAATGCTTCTACAGCACAAGCTACAGCCGATGGTAAAGTAGTTACGTTCTTTCAAACTGGTTTTCCAACTGCTGAAGGTATCGGTGATTTATGGATTGATACAAATGACGGTAACAAACTTTATAGATGGAATGGTAGTAGCTGGTTAAGTGTTCAGGATGGTTCTATATCAACTGCTATAACTGATGCGGCTACTGCTCAAGCTACAGCGGATTCAAAGATAGTTTCATTCTATCAATCAACTGCTCCTACGGCTGGAATGAATGATGGTGATTATTGGACGGATTCTGATGATAATCAATTGTATAGATATGATGGTACATTATGGATAAGTATCAGAGATTCGACGATTCAAACAGCTATCAACGATGCATCAAATGCAGTAGCCATTGCGGACGGTAAGATACTTTCATTCTATCAATCAACTGCTCCTACGGCTGGAATGAACGATGGTGATCTATGGATTGATACAGATGATGGAAATCGTATGTATCGTTACGACGGTGCATCATGGGTAGATATACAAGATGGTTCAGTCACTCAAGCTCAATCAGATGCATCTAATGCGTTATCTGCGGCTTCAAATGCTGAAGCTACTGCTAATGGTAAAGTGACTACGTTCGTACAAATAACAGCCCCAACTGCTGAAAGTGTTGGTGATATTTGGTTAGATTCAGATGATAACAATAAGTTGTATAGATGGGATGGTACAACATGGTTAGCATACGCTCAAGATTCGGCGGACTGGACTAAGGTGTATGGGATCGGAAGACCTGACGATGGTGCTACGGCTGGTGCTACAGTTGGCGTTAATTTCAATGGTCAATTCAATAGTGGGAACATATCAACATACTTTGCTAGTGCGGCTATTGGGTATGCACAGATTGGAAGTGTAAAACTTACTGGTAATAATTTTACTATTAATGAAGGAATAACCACAAGTGGTATCACGATGGATGGTAATGCTATCAAAGTATATGACGCGTTGGGGAACCTTCGGGTTCAACTTGGGAATTTATTGGTATGAGTTTCGGGTTAGAATTATTTGATAATTTAGGACGTAGGACGTTACGTTTAGATGCAACAACATTAAGACCCGTTGAAATTTTTGATCTTGTTCTACCTCACACTAACACTTGGTCTTTAGAACTAGCAAACCAGCCTGATTCTGTTTACTATGATATTACAACATCAGTAAATTTTAATGATGGTAAACATTATGCGTTGATGTTTTATTCTGATCCAACTAATCTGATTTCAGAGTATGTCACACCCAGAGCATATCTTATCGACAACGCAGTGAGAATAAAAATAGGAACATACACAAGCGGGCTTGGTGTTATTGGTGTTATTGGTACACATAAAATAGTCGTCTGTAGGTACACAGCATGAGCTACGGTTTAGAAATATACAATGAAGATGGTTTTTTGCTAATAAATGAAGATAGTTATAATCATATCGTTATGGATATAACTAACTATACAGTCGATTCAATACGCTATTTAAGACATTTAGATAATAACGACCCAGTACAATTACAATATCCTACACAAACATCCCCTTACGGCGGATACGCACCAGCGGCATTTATATCAATACCAGTGGGTGGAATAATCTGGGATGCTACTATAAACAATCAGAACGCGGGTGGTGGCGCACTTGCTCAACATACTTCCGTAGGTGTTATTACTAGTAGAGCGTCTAGCTATCGAATGATGCGGACATTTTGTGTTAACAATCTAGCGGACGTAGCGTTTACTCAAGAAGATTATGGGCTGGAAATATACGATGGTTCAAGTAATATCGTTTGGGCAAATTCAATGCAATCAGTCAGTGTAGATGCAACAACAGAATTTAGTGTAAGCGCGGCTTTTAGTGCTGTAAATCCTAGACAAACTACATACGATCTACACTTAGTTGCTAGTCGAGAACCTGAAGCGGACGAAGATTTTTTTATAACAATTCAAGGAAT